AAGGAGAGAGGGCAAGCCCCTGCTCTCATGGTTGAGTTTTGGTGTGGCATATTATTCCAGTGGCGTATAACGCCTGAGCAAATAAATAAATTAGTTATAAATGTTAAATAAATAAAAATTTTTTCAAGCAATTTCTGGTGCTGTTAGTGCAATTTGTGTTGACTCAGCATTAGCTAGGTCGAGTGGGAAGTTGTGCTCTCTCTTTGTAAGGAGATTGCTGCCATTAAAATACACCGGGTATAATTTGACCAGTTGTTACGTATGCGCCAACAGCTGCAACGAAACCGAGCATTGCTGCCCAACCGTTAAAACGTTCTGCTTCGGGTGTCATTGTTTTTTGTTTTGGTAATACTTGTATTGGTGGTTCGTACGCATACTCGTTTGCAAGTAGCGTATCAAAATCTTTTGTTTTCATTAAAAGTTAACTCCAGATCTATCTAGTTTTTGTATAATGTCTTGTCTGTAAGCTGGATCATTTTCATATCTTGGATCAGCCATAGCAGCTACTAACTCAGCTTGACTTCTAAAAACATTGCCACTTTGGGTTGGTGGTTTACCTGTTATCATTTTTCCTTCAACGCCTACTGCGCCTTCGTACTTAGCCATAACAGTTTGCAGTGCAAAATAACAGGCTAGTGGATCCCCACGATCCACAACCGTGTCATACATTTGCTGCTCTTTCTGACTTAAATTTTTAGTAGCCCAATCAACTATCTGATCGTATTTTTCTGGACCGCCAGCTATGTTCTTTAGGTCAGCTACATCTTTATCAGTTAATCCCTTTGGTTCATTAGCCTGTCTATAGTTAAGATACTCTTTAGCTAATTCACCGGGGTTACTTTCTTTTAAAGCTTTAAGTGACTCTTCAGAAAATTTACCGTTAGCCCTTTGGTCCCATAAAGATTCTAATACTTTACTTTTGCTGGGCTGCTTTTTGGTTTCTTTTTCTTCGGTGACTTCTTCTTGCTTTGGTACTTCATTAACAGGTTCCTCGTTTTGTTCAGGTTTTCTTTCACCTAATTTTTTTTGTAATGCTAGATGAGCTTTCTCTAACTCTTCTGCATTCTTATACTTCCCAGCTAATAATGTTTCTTCTTGGGAAGCTATTGCTTCTCCTACTTGGAGAGAGTCTTGTTCTTCTGGGGTTAACTCAGGCTGATCCGCCGGAGTTTCATCCATAGTTAATGTCTCTGACATACTTATTTATTAGGGTGATATGTTTGTTGGTAATTCCGCTGCTTGTGGTTGGACTGGTTGTCCTGAACCTTCAGATAGCTGTTGTGCTAACGCGGGATTTTTAGTTGGGTCAGCTATTGGTGCTTTTAAAGCTTGAACTTGCATTTCTTCACGTTGCATTCCCATAGCTTGTTGTTGATCAGCTTGTCTTTCTTGCTGTATTTCTTGCATACTTCTAACAAGGTTAAGAACATCTATACCTTGTGCAGCAGCTAGACGTTTAATAGCTTCTTCTGGATTTATATGGTGCATCATGGCTTCAGGTCCCATTGCTTGTGCAATAGTTCCTAAGAATTGGATAAGACTTTCTCTGTCTTGTCCTCTACCAAGAGCATTAACTCCAGCAACAATAGTTGGTTTAACAAGATCTCCGGGGATCTGTGGTATCTCACCTGACTTCTGGAATACTACTAGCTTTCTAGATAAATAAGGTACAAGGAAATCAACAGTTAACAGTGAATACAATCCACCTAGTTGTTGATCTAATTCCATCTGTGTCATACGTACCTCTTCAGCAGTAGTTCTCTCAGACTGTCTAATATTTAATATTAAAAATGCTTCACCCAATCTCTTTTCAAGTTGTGCAATCATTTGAAATGCAGTACTAAAGTCAGCTGTTTTACCAACTTGGACTACACCAATATCATCTGGTCTACCTTGTATGATTGCTCCATTACCGGCAGAAGCTAAAGTCTGTGGTTTAGTAGTTGAACTAGGACTTACTGTGAAAACAACTTTCGCAGCACTAGCACTACCTTCTACAAGAGCTTGCATTAATGCTTCAAGAGATTTTAAATCTCCCATAAACTCTTCAACTCTTCCTCTTCCGTAACCTTCTCCGTCTACTGTATTGAAACGTAAGGGCAACCAAGGCGAAGCATTTATAGGTGCTTTACCATTTGAACCGGGAATTATTTTGTCATACACTTCTTGATGCCATTCGTATCTTGTTCCAACACGAACGCAATGTGTATAAATGTCTACGTCTTGACGATCTTCATACTCTTCGTCTTCAGTGACATCTTGTTCCTGATCTTCAAAAAAATCTTCTGGAACTATATCTTCAATTAATGATTTATTAATTCTTTCTTTAGTGACAATTTCAATAACATTACCGTTACCATCACGTTCTAAAACAAATCTATTTAATGGGAACATCTTTAATCCAGACTCACCCATAAATATCAGAACATTACCAGCTACTATTAAATGCTTTAAAGCTTGGTGAACAATTACACGATCACTTGATGCAGCAATAGCTTCAAGTATAGTTCTCTCTATCTTTGCAAATGATAAATCTAATTCAGATTTCATTTCTGGAGGAACTTGATTTTGTGCTAGTGCATTTTCATCTAGTTGTAATTTAAAGAAGCTAGTTTGTGGAGGTAGTAAAGCAAGCATTAGCTTTGATGCAAGAGTGACTACACCCTTTGCACCTATTGATTGCCAAGGCGTCGGTAAATCTCGTGCTCCTTTATTATGTTCTTCTTCACCTCTTATTAAATAAGGTAATGTTAATTTTGTTGCTTGCTCAGCAATGTTTAAGAACTGTGCTCTTTCACTAGAAAGACTATCGTATCTAGTTTTAGCATTCATAGTTAAATATTAAGTGTGTTTATTTTTAAAGCGTTACGACTTAACTGTCCAGTTCCTGTATTAACAGCTCCAGATTTATAAGCTTTAGACCTTCGCATTTTGATACCACCGGCACTATCTCCAAGCATTCTGTAATTCATCATTGAACCAAGTCTGCCTATCTTTTCATCAAAGGCTTTGTCTTGTTCATCAATTCTTGTAGACAATTCCTGTTCTTGTGTTTGTAATCGTCCAGCAAAATCTCCGGTTAAATCTTCAATAGCTTGTTCTCTAGTTGTATAGATATCACTTAAATCATCTTGTAATGTACCTAAACCGTATTGATCTGCTAACTCAGATTTTGCAGTATCTATAGCTTCACCTCTTTCACCTCTAAGTAAGTTAGTTAGCCCAGTTTCAGATGACGTTATTGCTTTTGTGTAATCTGAAGTAATACCTTCTAAACCTTTTGTTAAACTTTCTGACAAACTGATTTGATTACCTTCTTCATCAACACCTAGTGTTCCAATTTTACCAAGTAATGTGTCTCTAAGAGTATCTCTAGCCTTAGCTGAACTCTCTAATCCTGTAGCCAATCCTGATTTTAATCCAGCTAAACTACCCAAGATACCACTCTCTTCACCTTCAACGTCTGAGCCTATTGCTGTTTCTAAATCACTGGCTCTAGTACCAAGACCACCGATGTCTCCAAAGATATCACTAATCTGTCCAGTTATACCTCCGGTTCCATCTTCTCCAGATATGAGTTCATCTAAACCCTCAAATCTTGTATCTAAATTACCAAGATCATATTTATCTATTAAACCTTGCTTTTGTCCCGCAAGTGCTTCAGCAACACTTATAGCATTACCTTCATCATCAACCAAGTCTTTTGATAAACCAGAAAACTGCCCTTGCAAGGTTGTAATATCACCTTCGGCAGCTTCTATTAAATTTTGCAGTGCTGTTGGATCAAACTTGTCAAAGCTTTTAAAACCTGTAAGTTCACCAGCTTCATTAAGTTGAGCACCTAAAGCAGTCAGACGTTTGTTCATAGACTCAGTAAAGTCAGTGTCTGAAAAGAGATCATCAGTTGTAGCTAGGTTAAATCCATCGTCGCCATAATATTCTTTAAGACCACTAATAACATTTCCAAACTCTTCACCTAAATCATCCTGTGTAATTGGCTTTCCTACTTTAGTAGTAAGGGTATTATATTTAGTTAACAAGTCAGATATGTTAGCTGTATTAGTATCAGTTCTTGTATTAATACCCTTAATCTCTTCCATCCGATCTGCATTCCAGTCAGTTAAGTTAGCAATATTACCAGTGTTTTGATTTATTTCACCTATTCGGTCTTGATTCCACTGAGTAAGATTATCTATCATTCCCTGAAAATGATCTGCTTTTCCTTCAGCATCACTATGCCAGTCTTTAATCCACTGATCATCGTAATCGTTTTCTACTGTTGTACTTCCACCACCCATAATTACCTCCTATAAATTCTTAGTTACAACTGAGTATTCGTGTGTCCATTTAAGTTTTTTTGCTAGACCTTTTCTTGTCCACGCGGAAATAATCGTGCAGCCTTGTAGTCTTGCAAAGTCTTCAATCACGTCCCAATGTTGCATCCATTGTTCGTAATCATGACCAGTTTTATTTGCCCAAGTAGTAATGTGAAACACTTTTTTTTGTGGGTGTATCTGTACCTCACCAATTAAAGCTGACATTATTTCTTGAGCTTCTACACCTATAAATAAGATGTTTTGTTTTTTAACAAGTTTAATAAGTATATCGTGAGAAGTTTGTTCACCAATGGTATGTACTAAAGCTTTATCTATTAAAGGTTTAACTTTATCCCATACCCTTGGAACTTCTTGTGGTTTGAGTGGTATGGCAAACATACTTATTCTTCTATTCTATTTTTAATCCACTCCACAACTGATCGTTGACCAGCTTTATACATAATTGATCCTATTTCTTCTTTAGGAT